CGCCTCGCTGGAGCCGGTAAACAGCCCGGAAAAAACCGCTGTCTACGAGTCGGGTATCGTTACTCGCTCGCCTGTCCTGGACGCTATCGCTTCCGGCAGCCAAGGCACCGCCGAGATCAGCTACTGGCAGGATCTCAATGCTGATGAAGCCCCGAACATCAGCAACGATGACCCGAACGACCAGGGCGAAGTCGGCAAAGTCACTCAGGACAGCATGCGTGCTCGCGTCCTGTACCTCAACAAAGGTTATGGCGTGGCCGACCTGACCGCTGAACTGGCAAACAGCGAGCCTCAGCAGCAGATCCGCAACCGCTTCGGCACCTACTGGACTCGCCAGTGGCAGCGTTACGCTCTCGGCGCCGCGCGCGGCATCATCGCCTCAAACATTGCCAACAACGGCGGTGACATGGTGATCGACGCAGGCGCGACCATCAGTGCGAACGCCTTCCAAGACGCAGCGTTCACCGCCGGCGATGCTGCCGACCAGTTTGGTGCGATCGGCGTGCATTCGGTGGTGATGAACCAAATGGTCAAGCAGGACCTCATCGAGTATCTGCGCGACTCCGACGGCAAGATCATCCTTGCCACCTACCTGGGTAAGCCAGTGTTCATGGACGATGGCTTGGTGTACGGCGCCGGCAAATATCTGTCGGTGTTCTTCGGCCAAGGCGCGTTCGGCTACGGCGAAGGCACGCCGAAGGTGCCGGTAGAGATCGAGCGCAAACCGGGCGGCGGTAATGGCGGCGGTGCTGAGGTGCTGTGGGAGCGGAAGACGTACATCCTCCAGCCTGCGGGCTTCAGCTGGAAAGGCTCCGAGGCTCAGAACCTCAGCCCGACCGCGACCCAGTACGCCGCTGCTGCGAACTGGGAACGTGTGTTCAGCCGCAAGCAGGTCCCATTTGCCGCTGTCATCAGCGGTACCACCACGCCGTAACCCGGCCTTCACTTACCCTGGCGTCTGCATGGGCGCCGGGCTGCATTTGAGGTGACTCATGAAAGTTATCTATACGGACAAACCGGGCAAAGAGCGCGGCGTGTGCTACCGCCTGCTGAGCGAATTCTTCGGCGTCATTGGCACTGCCACTGAGGTGGTCATCGAGGGTGATGCGCCTGAGATTTACGATGCATACGAAGCGGCGGGCATCAAAGTTTCGGACGGCAAGGAGCCTGAAAATGCTGAAACCGACCCTCTGAAAATGAAGGTGCCGGAGCTGAAAGAGTGGCTCACCAGTAAAGGCATCGCCTTCGAATCCAACGCACTGAAAGAAGACCTCCAGGCCTTGGTGCCGAAGGGATAAGGACGCGCACATGACCGACTTCATCACCGTTGCCGATGTTGACGCTTCGCTTGGTCCTGGCTGGGCCGGCACCGGTGATCCGGTCCTTGCTGTGACCATGGCTAACGCCTGGCTTACGGCCAAGATCAAGCGGGTTGTTTCCGATCCGGTTCCGATCGAGATCAAAACAGCCGGCGCCCAGGTCGCCAAAGAAGCGGCGGCGGGCAAGTTGTACATGGCCACGCAGAAGGAAGTGCAGAGCAAAACCGTTTCGGCTCAGTCCGGCACGTCCGTGAGCAAGACCTACGTGGCCGGATCTACTGATCAGTCGGCGGGTGTGAACTTCGCCTTGGCGCTACTGGAACCTTGGATCAAGCGCTCCGGCGTGATGATGCTGAAAAGGATCTGATCATGAGTATGCGCGAAGAGATTCAGGCTGAAATGGCCGAGGCGTTCGACGATCCCGATGGCTTGGCTGACGCGGTCAAGCCGGTGACCGGTGTGCGTAAGGTCGCGGGCGAGTATGACCCCGACCTGGGCGGCGAGACGCCGGAGACCACCATCACTTACATGGGGCGCGGCGTCTTGGGCAGCTACCTGTCCAAGGAAATCGACGGCTCACTGATCCAAACCACCGACAAGAAGCTACTGGTGCTGCAAAACGAGCTGTTCGTTTCGGAGGCGGGCTTGCCAACAACTGCACCGGCCGAGCCCGCCATCGGCGATATCGTCAACGGGTTGCGGGTGATGAACGTGTCTGCGGACCCTGCTGATGCAACGTGGACTGCGCAACTGAGGAAATGACATGGCCGCTCAATCCGGCAGCTTCGCCCTGAGCCTAGCCGAGTTCGCCGCTCAGACCAGCGAAGCCATCGACGCCAGTGTGCGCGAGATAATCATCGAGGTCGGCAGCAGCCTGATCCGCATGTCTCCCGTGGGCAACCCGGAGATCTGGGCGCAGAACGCAGTGGCGACCGAGTACAACAAGGCTGTCTACGAACACAACGCCGCGCTGCGCAGCGATCCGGCCAACCTGACCAAAGGGGGCAGGCTCAAGAAAGGCCGCAAGTTTAACGACGGCATGGACGTCAAGGCGCCAGAAGGCTACGTCGGCGGCCGGTTCCGTGCCAACTGGCACATCTCGCTCGGCGTAGTCGAAAACGTCACCTTTGACGAGGTAGACCCAAGCGGCGCCGAAACCACTGCTGCGCTGGTCGCCGCAATGAGTGACTTCACCGCTGGCCAGATGGCCTACATCATCAACAACTTGCCCTATGCGATTCCGCTGGAGTTTGGCCATTCGACCCAGGCCCCCGGCGGCATGGTTCGGGTAACCGTGGCTCGCTTCCAGCAAATCGTGTTGGAGGCCATCAGGAATAACCAGGTATGAGTCACGTCATCATCGCCTCAATCTACGAGGCAAAGCTGATCGCTTGGAACAATGCCAGGCCGGAGAAGCTGAAAATCGTTTTTGAGAACATGCCCTACACACCCACAGCGGGCGAGACTTACCTGCGGGCGTTCACCATCCCGGGCGACACGGCCAGCAACACGCTCGGGGGAGACCACCGGCTGTATACCGGCGTGTTCCAGGTCAGCATCATTTCCCCGGCCGGCACCGGTAAAGCGAAAACCAACCCTATTGCTGCCGAGCTCATCGCGTTATTTCCGCTTTATGTGCGCGACGTGAAGAACGGTTTTGTAGTTACGCCCATGACGCCTGTTGATGTCGGCCCAGGCATCACAGGCGATTCAACCTACACCGTCCCGCTGTCGTTCTCATACCGCTCCGACACCACGCCATAACCCGCCCGTTGGGCAAATCCTGAACCCGCCTCTGCGCGGGTTTTGTCATTTCTGCAAAGAGGAAAACCCATGTCTGTTTACTTCCCCAACGGGGCGACGCTTTCAATTTCCAGCGGATTCGCCGCCGCGAAGATTATTTCGGCAATCAGCAACGCGAACCCGGGTGTCGCTACCAGCGCCGCAAACGGCTTCGCCAATGGCGATATTCTTCTAATCACCTCCGGCTGGGAGGACATCAACGAGCGCGCCGTGCGCGTATCCAACGCGGCGGCGGGCGCATTCACCCTGGAAGGCATCGACACGTCCAATGTGGCTTTCTTTCCCGATGGCATCAGTGGCGGTACCGCGAAGAAAGTGACCGGCTGGGTAGCCGTCAACCAGGTTATCGGCAACTCCATGTCCGGCGGCGAGCAGCAATACTGGACTTACGCGCCGCTCGAAGCGCGGCGTGACAAGCAGATCCCGACCACCAAAAATGCGCAGGCGTTCGCTTTCCAGCTGGCTGACGATGACAGCCTGGCCTGGTATGAAGAACTGGATAAAGCCGATCGAGAGAAAGAAGTGCGCATCTTGCGTATGTCGCTGCCCAACGGCAAAACGATCTATTACGCCGGTTATGCATCCTTCAACAAAACCCCGACGCTGGTGCGCAACGAAGGTGCAGCCGTTTCCTTTGGCTTTACCATCAATGCTGAAATCACAGCGTATCGCGCGCCGGTCGCAGCTGGCGGCGGGGCCTGATCATGGCGAAGTTCAAGATTGCGCAAGCGCCCACATTCACCGGTGCGGTGATGGTCCCGGTAGTTGGCCAAGACGCGGTGAAGGTGGAATTCACCTTCAAATATCGAGACCGCATCGAACTTGCCGCGCTGTTTGATGGATGGAATCAGCGACAAAAGCAAAGCCTCGAGCAGGTCGGCGACAAGCCTACGATGTCTCAAATCGTTGCGGCCGACACCGAAAACCAAGTTCAGCAGATCAAGGATCTGGTTGTTGGCTGGGAGTTCGATGACAAGTTCGACGACGAGGGCATCAAGGCGCTGGTGACGTCTTGCCACGGTGCAACCGAGGCCGTGGTAAATGCCTACCAGGCAGCCTACGCCAAGGCCCGCACGGGAAACTGATTCGCGCCGCCCGAGCCATGTATGAGCCTCCGCCGAATGCGGAACAACTTGCCGCATTTGGGTTGGACGCTGAGGACATTGAAGAGGAGTTCGAGGTTTGGCCATGCCTTTGGCCTGCTTTCCTCCTGTTCAACAGGATGTCCACTCAGTGGCGTGTCGGCGCCGGCGGCGCTATTGGTCTCGACTACAGCAGCATCCGCGACGTGGCCGATTTCCTCGGCATCAAGAAAAAGAAACTCGCTGAAATCTTTCCTGACCTTCAGGTGCTGGAAGGCGAAGCCCTGCGCGTCATGGTAGAGGAAAGGGAAAACAGCCCGTAAACGCGGGCATCTATTTAAGGTGAGTCGATGAACATTGCAGAACTCGGCGTCAAGATCGACTCGGCCGACGCTATTCAGGCCAAAACCAGCCTGGATGAAATGGCGAAGGCCGGCGGCCGCGCCGAGCAGTCCGCCGTTTCGTTGATGAACGAAATGCAGGCGCTGGAGAAATCGCTCTCTACCAACGCCAAGACCACGCAGGATCTCGCGAAACAACGTGAAGCATTGGCGAAGCTGACCAAGACGGGCGCCTATGGCGAAGCTGAGGCCGCGAAGATATCGGCGCAGCTCGACAAGCAACAGGTAGCGCTGGCCAAGTCGGCCATGGATGAGCAGAAGGCGCTGAATAGCCTGTTGGGCGCAATTGACCCAGCACGCGCGGCGCTGGCGAAACTCGATGCGCAGGTAGAGCAGCTCGGCAAACACTTGGATGCCGGCCGCATCAGCCAAGACGAGTACAACACCGCCCTGGGAAAGATCGACAAGGACTACGACAAGCTCAACAAAACCACCACCGGCTTCGAAAAGTTGCGCCTCGGCTCGCGTCAGGCGCAGGAAAACGTGGTTCAGCTGGGGAATGCGCTGTCGTCGGGCGACTGGGGAAGCGGCGTTCGTGCTGTTGCTCAGTTGGGCGCCGGGGCGGGTGAGGGCGCGGCGGGCTTGCTGGCGATTCTCGGCCCGCTGGCGCTGGCCACTGCCGCGGTGGGTGGGTTGGCATACGCTTTCTACAAGGGGAGCGAGGAACAAGATAGCTACAACAAATCGCTGATCCTGACCGGCAATTACGCCGGTGTTAGTGCTGGACAGCTCGGCGATATGGCGCGCCAGGTGAGCGCAACTGTCGGCACAACCGGGCAAGCCGCTGAGGTTCTCGCCCTGCTGGCCGGCAATGGAAAGATTGCTGGCGAGAGCTTTACGGGTATCACTCAAGCCGCGGTGTCTATGCAGGAAGCGACCGGCAAGGCCGTGAGTGAGACTGTCGCTGAGTTCGCCAAGCTCGCCGACGACCCGGTCACGGCATCTGCCGCGCTGAATGAGCAGTACCACTATCTCACTGCGTCGGTTTACTCGCAGATTACCGCACTGGAGAAGCAGGGCGACCATGCCGGCGCCGTCAAGCTGGCCACCGAATCGTTCGCCGATGCGATCAACGAGCGCACTCCGCGGATCCTCGAGAATCTGAGCTTTTGGGAGAGGGGCTACAACGCCGTCGCCCGGGCGGCCGACAATCTGAAAAATATCGGGCGTCCCGATATTGGCGCTGATATCGAGCAAGCCCGCCGTGACTTGGCGGGCGCTCAGGCGGGCGACGTAGGCCTGTTCCAGAACAAGCAGGAGATGATCGACCTCTATCAAAATCGGCTCAACATGCTGGAGGACCAGCAGGCCGCAGAAGCCGATATCGCCAAGTGGCAAGGTGAGCAGGCAAAGGCCCAAGGCGATGCCGTCTCGTCGATGGCGAAGGTCGACGCTCTCACCAAATCGGCGTGGACGAACGAGCAGAAGCGCACCGAGGCGATCAAGGAATACAAGCGTCAGCTCGAAGACATCCGCAAGGTCGCCCCGAACGATCCTCGCCTGAATCAGGCGGCGATCGACAAAAACCTGGCGAACATCAACGACCAGTTCAAAGATGCGAAAACGGCAGGCGCCCAGGTTGATCTGACCAGCTTCAACGACGCCAAGAACAACTTGGTAGCCATCAGTGCTGAATACAAAAACGCTCAGAAGGAACTGGACGCAGCGCAGAAGGCTGGGCTCGTTTCCCAAGCCGACTACGCTCTGAAGCGCGAAGCGATCATCGGTAACGAGCGCGACGAGGTGACCGCAGCCTACGAGGCAGAAATCGCCGCGCTTGAAGCTGCGAAGGCGAAAAAGACCACCTCCGCCGCGCAAAGCATTCAGCTGGACCAGAAGATCGCCGATGCTCGCGCCGGCATGGTCAAGGCCCAAAAGGAAGCTGATAGCCAGCTCGAAGTGCTCGCTACCAGCGAAACCGGAAGGCTGACGAAGCAGGAGCGAGCGATTTCCTCCTACGTTCAGGCCTTGAGCCAGCAGCAGCGAGCACTGGAACTGGCAGGGCAGCGGGCGGTAGTTGGCGTTGGCCAGGGTGATCGGCAGAACGCCCTGAACGGTGAACTGGACAGCCAGCAAGATCGGTTCGCTCAGCAATCGCTCGAGCTGGAAAATCAGCGATCTGACCCATCCCGCAACATGTCGGAAGAGGAATTCTCTCGGAAGTCGCAGGCGCTCGCGGATGCGAACAAGGCCGCAACCGATCAGATTCGGCAGAACTACGCCGATGTCGAGAAAGCTCAAGGGGACTGGACCAAGGGCGCAACGTCGGCCTGGGCCAATTACCTGGACTCGGCGAGCAACATAGCCGGCCAGACGAAAACTCTGTTCGGTAACGCCTTCAGCTCGATGGAGGACGCAGTCGTCAACTTCGCCATGACCGGGAAGCTGTCGTTCGCTGACTTCACCAAGTCGATTCTGGCGGATATGGCGCGCATCGCGACGCGTCAGGCCAGTTCGGCATTGCTGAGCAGCCTCGTCGGCGCTGCCACCAGTTACTTCACCGGCGGTAGTGGCGGCAATGGGCTGGCGGCTGGATCGGCTGGCGCGACGTCCTCAAATCTCGGCGCATCCTCGGTGGGCTATTCCAGCAGCTACATTCCGCAGGCGCTGGGCGGTGCCTGGTCGTCGGGTGTGCAGATGTTTGCCAACGGCGGCGCTTTCACCAACAGCATCGTCAGCACGCCGACAGCTTTCGGGATGGCCGGCGGCAGGGCGGGGGTAATGGGGGAGGCAGGGCCGGAGGCGATCATGCCACTGACCCGGACTTCCAGCGGCAAGCTTGGCGTTCTCGCTGCTGGTGGCGGTTCGGGGACTACGATCAGCATCAGCGCGCCGGTCACGGTGGTAACTGAGGACCGTGGGTCTGAAGACATGCAGATCGACCAGCAAGCGCTCTCGAAAAACCTTCAATCGCAAATGCAGGCTGTAGCCGAGAAAGCCGTCGCTGACTCTTGGCGAGCGGGCGGCACCAGCTTTCGAAATGCCAATGGGAGGGCCTGATGGCCATCGAGAAATTCACCTGGCCAACCGAGCGCGGTGAGGCACCCGAAATCACCTATCGGGTGCGCACCTCTAAGTTCGGCGGCGGCTATGCGCAGAGCGTTGGCGACGGCCCGAACAACAAGGAGGACTCCTATCCGATCACCTGCTCAGGTCGAAAGGCCAAGGTGCTGGAGATCATGAAGTTCCTCGACCGGCACGCTGGCGCAAAGGCTTTTCTGTGGACAACGCCGCTCGGCGAGCTCGGGCTATTCACCTGCAAAAATCCCGCTCCCACACCAATGGGTGGCGGGGTCTTCAAACTCACCGCCACGTTCGAGCGGGCATTCCATCCATAAGGGGCAACTATGCCGCTGATCAGTGACATCCAAGTGCTTGAACCTGGCAGCGAAGTGCTGCTTTTTGAGTTGGACGGCACGGAGTACGGCGCGGACATACTGCGCTTCCACGGGCACGCGATACCGCACACGCCGGCCGAGCTGATCGCCGCCGGCGCCGATGCCGACCAACTGCCGGCGAAGGCCATTTACTGGCAAGGCAACGAATACAGCGCGTGGCCGATGCAGATCGACGGCATCGAGGCGAACGGCGACGGTACGGCGGTTCGGCCGACTCTGTCTGTGGGCAACGTAAACGGGCGCATCACCGCGCTCTGTCTGGCGTTCGAAGATCTGCTCGAGTTTAAGCTGACGATGCGCCACACGCTGGGCAGCTACCTCGATGCCGCCAACTTTCCCGCCGGGAACCCCACGGCAGACCCAACCCAAGAGACGATTGAGGTCTGGTACATCGACCAGAAAACGAACGAGGACGGGGAAAACGTCAGTTGGGAGTTGGCCAGCCCGGGCGACGTGGGCAATGAGTCGATCGGGCGGCAGGCCACGACGCTTTGCCATTGGTGCCTCACCGGCGGTTACCGGGGGCCGAACTGCGGCTACACCGGCCCGTACGTCACGAAGGATGGCGTTATCACCGATAATCCCGAGCTAGACCAATGTGACGCCACGCTGGGCAAGGGCTGCATTCCGCGCTTCGGCGAGGGCAACCCGCTGCCATTTGGTGGCTTCCCGGCCGTTTCCCTGATCGCACGGAGTTGACATGCGAAAGCACATCTTGAACGCGATCCAGGCGCACGCGGCGGCCGAGTACCCGAAAGAGTGCTGCGGGCTGCTACTGGCGATCGGGCGCAAGCAACAATATTTCCCCTGCACCAACGTCTCTACTGAGCCCAACGAAGAGTTTCGAATCGATCCCGAGCAGTACGCGGCGGCCGAAGAAGTGGGCGAAGTGATTGGCGTTGTGCATTCGCATCCGGACGCCACCAGCAGGCCGTCACCGCGCGACCTCGCCATGTGCGAAGCGATGGAGATGCCCTGGCACATCCTAAGCTGGCCAGAAGGTGACCTGCGCACCATCGTGCCGACCGGCGAGGTGCCGCTGCTGAAACGGCCATTTGTGCACGGGGCGTGGGACTGCTGGCAGGTGTGCGCCGATTGGTACAAGCGCGAGTGGGGGCTGGAGTTCGAAGCCTTCAAGCGCGCCGATGGCTGGTGGGAGAGCAAGGAAAACACCAGCCTGTACGAAGCGAGCTACGAGGCTGCCGGCTTCTTCCGCGTCGACCAGCCGCAACGCGGCGACATGATTGTGATGGAAGTGGGGCGCACGGTTTACCCGAACCACGCCGGGATATTCCTCGGCGCCGATCCGGCGCTGCCGGGTGAGGACGCAGCGACTTTCGGCCCCGGGCCGTTCCTGCTGCACCACCTGTATGGCAGGCCATCTGAGGTCATTGTCATCGGCGGGCCGTGGCTCGATCGCACGCGACTGATCCTCAGGCACAAAGATGCACAATCGAACACATAACGCGGATTCCCGCAGGAGATGAATATGCATTTGAAAATTGAAGAAGCTGCCAATGGCAAAACCATTGTTGCCGGTATCGGTGTTGGGTTGGCCGCGAGCCAGATGTTGGTTTCAGCTGAAAATTTTGGTATTGCGCTGCCGGAGGATTTCGGCAAAGAGTCGCAGGAGAAAGCCGACCTGCTGGAGCGTCGGCTTTCGCGGCTGGAGCAAGCGCTTGGCTTTACCCCGCTTTGTGACCATTGAAAAGGTCGCGAATAGCCTGAGGGTTTGGCTTTACAAGGGAGTTCCTGGGCATGTTTTCCGCAACTCGAATTGCATAATCTCGAGCTGCATCAAGGCCTGAGTTTCCTTGTGTTTGAGCCAATTGGTGTACCAAGCCAGAAATAACGCAGTTTAGGCTTTGAATGTCGGATCCATGGGCATTGACCGCATCCACCAATTGTTGATTCAGTACAACTTGATCAGTACTCACATTGACCTCTAGGTCATAAGCGCGCCGAAATTGGCGCAATCCCAGTCCTTGGGCTTGCAGGCAAAGGACTGGGGAATCCGTCATCCTTTGGTTTCGGTCTTGACGATTAGACGCCACTTCACCGCTTTGGAATTACCGGTGTGCTGGTGCTTATTCTGTGGCGGGAAGGGGTCATCCTTGTTTGATGTGATCTCATGACCGCACCCCTCGCAGCGATAGATCCCCGACGCAGGAACCGTGTCTCCGATGTCATAAATCGTGGTCCAAAGCGCTCCCCCTAGCAGCGTTGGAGCCGATCTTGTTTTTTCAAGATATTGCACAGTTTCTTCTGTGAAAAGGGCCATGTGTATCCTTCCTTTGGCTTTGCTTGGAGGCGAAACGCTACTACGCATGGATCAAGTTCCGCCACTGGCATTCCATCCACGCTGGATGGGCGGACAGGAATCGGTATACAGTTCAGGCGTGGGCTGGTGGTGTCATGGTTTACAGATTAGGGATCTATACAGTGTGAATAGCCAAGGAGTGACAGAATGAATTATTACGGTGTGCGTTACAGCTGGAAGAAGCGCTCCGATGGAACTACCGGCAGCAGGGGCTTTGAGGTCAAAGCATCATCCCAGCCAGAGGCTGAGCGCCTTGCTCATATCCGGGCAGCTGACGAAAGTCCCGGGTGCAATATCACTGATATTCGCGTAACACAGCGGCAATAAAATCCACTGAAGCCCGGCCCAGCGCCGGGCTTTTTCTTTTCCGCCAGCGCCAGTGATATCTTGCAGCTTTCCCACAGGAGTGACCTGCATGAAATTGATCGTAGGAGCGCTGGCTGTAGCGCTGTTGGCGGGGTGTGCGACTTCGCCGACGCCTTCCAATGAAGCCAAGCAGGCGCCGGCAAGTCAGCTGTCGGCCTACCAGTCCAAGCCATCTGGGGCATATGGGACGCTGCAAGTGATCCGCGACTCTGGGCAGACTGGAAGCCTTTGTTCAATGGCCGTTTTCATCGATGGCAAGCAGGCCGCCAAGCTCGACCCAGGCCAGAAGGCATCGTTCTATCTACCGCCTGATTCGTTTTCAGTCGGTGCGGCATACACCGGATCTGGAATCTGCTCCATGGGCGCGGACCGAGTGGAGCGCGAAGCGATCGTGAAAGACGGCGCGGTCAAGAAATACCGAGTTTTCACCGGGGGCGATGGGCAGATAGACATACTGCCCACGACTCTCTGAACAGACCGCCTCCGGGCGGTTTTTTATTGCCTGGAGAATGGCATGTGCTCAGCAATTACCTACACGCCAATGACGAAAGTCATGTTGTCCGGCTCGCTTGCAAAGAAGTTTTTTCGGAGCAAGACGTTCCTTCTCGACGGCGGATCGGCCATGGAGGTGTTCCGTGCGCTCAATGCGACCATTGATGGTTTCGCCGATGAGATTAAACGACTGGAGCGCCTTGGGCTGAAGTTTGCGATCTTCCGGAATCGCGCAAACATCGGAATGGACGGATTCGATCTCGGCGGTACGCGTGAAATTCGCATTGTTCCGGTGATTTCCGGGAGCAAGCGCGCCGGCGGACTGCAGACCATCATCGGCACAGTGATGATCGCCGCAGCCTATGTACTGTCATTCACTCCGTTTGCAGCCGCATCGCCGTTTTTGTATGCGGCCGGCGCGTCTATGGCGATCGGCGGCGTCATCCAAATGCTCAGCCCGCAGGCGTCAGGCCTGAAGCAAAGCGCATCCCCCGAGAACTCCCCGTCCTATGCCTTCGGCAGCGCCAAGAACACCACCGCCAGCGGCAACCCGGTACCGATCTGCATCGGCGAACGCCGGTGGGGCGGCATGATCATCTCAGCCTCCATCCTGGCTGAGGACAAAGTGTAAAAAGTTTATGACTGAGGGGAGGCGGAAGGGCGCGGTTGCTTCTTAAAGTTTGAGGTCCGAATGTACCTGGCAAGCATCCATAATCCGCTACCAACTGCGGCAAACACTAGAGCGAAAATCAATTCGGCAAATCCCTGACCAATCTGTTGGGGCGTTACATATCTGGAGAGCATTTTTACCGAAGAGGTGATGATTGTGTATGCAGTGAAAATCCACAGCACGGCTGAAATTGCGTACACCGGAAGCGAAAGGATTGTTCGTAGCCAAGCTGGAGCTTTTTTCATCAGCACTTATTTCCTTGATGACTGAGTCGAGCGCCTCATCGTAGGAGGGCTCAGCATGCGAATTCTATCATCACGATTTTTAGAGAAATGCCATTAAGCCGCCCAAGAGGCGGTTTTTTAATGCCTGGAGGAAAGCATGGGCGCACCAGCAAAGATCGACATCCACGGCGAGAAGGGCGGCAGCAGCAAGCCGAAGTCGCCGACCGAAGCCAGTGACAGCCTGCGCTCGACCAACCTGGCCAAGCTGCTGATCGCCGTGGGCGAGGGAGAGTTCGACAGCGTCCCAACCGATTACGACATCTACCTGGACAACACGCCGATCCGAGATGCCAGCGGCAACTACAACTTCCCGAACGTGAAGTGGGACTGGCGCCCGGGCTCGGTGGATCAGACTTACATCCCCGGCATTCCGTCCGTGGAGAACGAGACGTCGCTGAACATTGAGCTGCGCAGCGATTCGCCGTGGGTGCGCTCGATCACCAACACCCAGCTTTCCGCCGTGCGCATGCGTTTGGCCTGGCCGGCGCTGCAACGCTCCGATGACCAGGGCAATGTCGGCGGTTACCGCATCGAGTACGCAATCGACGTGGCTACCGATGGCGGCGCGTATCAGCAGGTGTTGGTGGATGCAGTCGACGGCAAGACCACCACGCGCTACGAGCGCTCCCGCCGCATCGATCTGCCCGACGCCACGACTGGCTGGCAGATCCGCGTGCGCCGCCTGACGCCGAACCAGAACACCAACAAGATCGCCGACACCATGCTGGTGGCCGGTTACACCGAAGTTATCGACGCCAAGCTGCGCTATCCGAACACTGCACTGCTCTACATCGAATTCGACGCCGAGCAGTTCACCAACATCCCGGCCGTCACTGTGAATTGCAAGGCGCGCCGCTGGATGGTCCCGAGCAACTACGACCCGATCGCCCGCACCTACACCGGGACGTGGGATGGTTCGATGAAGTCGGCTTGGACCAATAACCCGGCGTGGATCACCTACGGCATCTGCACCGAAGACCGCTTCGGCCTGGGCAAGCGCATCAAGCCGTTCATGGTCGACAAGTGGGAGCTGTACCGCATTGCCCAATACTGCGACCAGTTGGTGCCGAACGGACTGGGCGGCCAGGAACCGCGCTTTCTCTGTGACATGAACCTGCAGGGCAAGGCTGATGCATGGTCGCTGCTGCGCGACATCTCGGCGATTTACCGGGGCATGACGTACTGGGCGCAGGGTCAACTTGTGATGCAGGCTGACATGCCGCGCGCGCAGGACTTCGACTACGTCTTCACCCGTTCCAACGTGATCGACGGCAAGTTCTCCTACGGCAGCGCCTCGGCGAAGACCCGTTACACCCGGGCGCTGGTCAGCTACGACAACCCAGCGAACAACTACGACACCGATGTCATTCCGTTCGCCGACCTGGATCTCCAGCGCCGCTATGGCGACCGGCCCACCGAGCTGAGCGCCATTGGCTGCACCCGCGCATCTGAGGCCCAGCGCCGTGGCAAGTGGGCGATCCTCAGCAACAACCAAGACCGCACCGTCTCGTTCAAGACCGGTATGGAGGGCGTGATCCCGCTGCCCGGACACATCATCCCAGTGGCGGATTCGCTGCTAGCTGGTCGCGAAGTCGGCGGTCGGATCTCGGCGGTGGCGGGTCGGGTTATCACGCTTGATCGCGATACCCAGGCCAAGGCCGGTGATCGACTGATCATCAACCTCCCGGGCGGCCGCGCCGAAGGCCGCACAGTGCAAAGCGTCAACGGCCGCTCCGTCACTGTCACGGTCGCCTACAGCGAACCGCCCGTTGCGCAGTTGCAATGGGCGCTCGATGCCGATGACTTAGCTATCCCGCTGTACCGCGTGCTTCGCACCAAGCGCACCACCGAGGGTGACTACGAAATCAGTGCGCTCCAGTTCGAGCCGAGCAAGTTCGCATTCATCGACACCGGCGCCCGCTTGGAAGAGCGCCCGATCAGTGTGATCCCGATCACCGTTGTTCCGGCGCCGGCGAGTGTTTCGCTGTCGTCGACTTCATCGGTTGTTCAGGGGTTGGCCGTGGCCACCATGACGATCACTTGGCCGGCCGTGGATGGCGCGGTCGGCTACGACGTGGAGTGGCGCAAGGACAGCGGCAACTGGATCAAGCTGCAGCGCACCGGGATGACCAACGTGGACGTCGTCGGCATCTACGCTGGCGCATATGTGGCACGGGTGCGCGCGGTGAGCGCCTTCGACATCACGTCGCCGTGGCGAAACTCGATCCTGACCAACCTCAGCGGTAAGCAGGGGCTGCCCCCGGCGCTGGCGTTCCTGACTGCCACGCCGCTGCTGTTCGGCATTTACCTCAAGTGGGGATTCCCTGCTGGGGCCGAGGACAGCCAGCGCACGGAGATCTGGTACGGGCCGACGACTGAGCTGGAAGCTGCGACCAAGCTGACAGACCTGGCCTATCCGCAAAGCGATTTCTCCATGCTCGGCCTGCGCGCCGGCGTGACCTTCTACTTCTGGGGGCGAATCGTCGACAAGATCGGCAACATCGGTCCGTGGTATCCGATCGGGCTTGGCGTGCAGGGTCAATCCAGTTCGGATGCCGCCGCCATTCTGGAAATGATCGCCGGACAAATCACCGAAACGGAACTCGGCGAGGATCTGCTGGCAGAAATCGAGAAGATTCCCGGCCTGCAGGCGCAGATCGATGCGCTCGACGGCCTGAAAGGCTACGACCCGGACGCCACCTATGAAGAGTACGACCTGGTGGTGCAGGGCAAGCGGATCTACCAAGCCACCGGCCCGGTACCGATCGGAACTCATCCGCCGAATCCGCTCTACTGGCTCGATGTCGGGCAGACCGTTGAGACTGCGAACGGTCTTGCCCAGCAGGTGGCAACCAACACCGCCGAGATTATCGAGCTCGACGGAGAGGTCACTGCTCAAGCCACGGCCTTCGAAGCCCTTCGCGCCTCCTACCGAGACGATGACGGCGCTGGCGATCTCGCGGACGCGATCAAAAGCTACACCAGCACTGCGGCGATCGCTTCCGAATCGAAGGTTAGAGCCTCCGAGAACGAGGCAATGGCAAGGCGTGTGACGACCTTCGACGCGAAGATTGGTGAGAACGCGGCGAACATCACCGAGCTTGAACAGGTGGTGGCCACTAACGAATCGGCGACCGCGACGAAGATCGAGCAGCTCAATGCTTCCGTCGGGCAAAACTCTGCGGCCATTCAGCAGACGTCAACAGCCTACGCGGACACCGCCGGCAAGCTGAGCACGATGTGGTCGGTGAAAATGCAGGTTACGGCGAATGGGCAGTACGTCGCGGCGGGCATTGGCCTCGGGATCGAGAACACCGGCGCCGGGCTCCAGAGCCAGTTTCTGGTCAGCGCTGACCGCTTCGCCATCGTCAACACCATTGCCGGCGGCGCCATTGCGGTGCCGTTCGCTGTGCAGGGCGGGCAGGTGTTCATGAATGCTGCGTTCATTCAGGACGCATCGATCGGAAACGCCAAGATCGGCTTCTTCATTCAGTCTGACAACTACATCGCCGGTGTTCAGGGCTGGCGTATCGACAAGGCTGGCAACTTCGAGCTGAACAGCCCGTTGGGCGGTGGCGCTCGTCAGGTCATCAACAACAACGGCGGCAAGGTGTTCGATGAGAACGGCGTGAAGCGCTATCAGTGGGGGAATCTGAACGCATGAGTTATGGCATGAGGATATGGGGCGCCGACGGGTCGCTCCAGTTGGACGAGAACTCGTTCACGATACGAGTCGCGCTTTCAGTCCAGGTGACCTTCGCGCTTGGGGCGAGCAAAGGAACGCAGGACTTCGCCGTTCCCGGTGTAGGCCCTGGCAACGGGACGGCAATCGTCATTCCGATCGGTACCTATTCGCAGAATCAGATGCAGTTCGAAACCGAGATGCTCGACGGAGTCGTCCGCGTCTACAACTACACCCGGACGTACGCGGCGAGCACCACGTCGTCTGGAACCATGCGCTTGATAGTAATGAGGTGGAGCTGATGAGCTACGGCGTTCAGTTCACAAACAACAATAACGTCGTGACTTTGGATTCAGAGTTTGCACGACTGATGGTCATCGCTTCAGGGCGATACGCACCGAACCAAGAGTCTGGGCTTGGATCGGTTACCACGTTCGCGCGGCCGGTCACATCCCAAGAGCCACCGCTTGTATTCGTACGACCGGACACTATCAACGGAGTGGCGGGACTTTGCCGCATGAGTCTTATCGGCTCTGCGGGCAACTGGACTGGCTTCTATGTCAGGGCATACGACGTCAGCGTTGCCGGGTTGAATGGGCGTTATTTCGTTGCCGCCTTTGGGGCTCAGCCTGTCGCTCAATACGGGATGCGTTTGTGGGATGGCGCCAGCAAGCTGCTGTTTGACTCGGGCACTCCGAACGCAACGTTTACCCGAGCATTCCAGAACTGGACGTATGTTCGCTACGACACCACCCCTCAGGGCCTGACGCGAATCTTCTACAGCGTCCCGTTCAACTTCCCTGAGAACGAGTACATGTTGCTCAACACATTCGGCATGCCAATGACTTCGGGGAGCGGCATCCCTCGCGAACTTTATTGCTGGTGGGATTTCCCCAACAGCACGCTCTACGCCATCACCATCGCGGCATCGAACCCCTTCGCTTTCTTCCTGCCGGCAGTGTTTGCAAAACAAGCCGCATAACCCATTTATAGGACGCACTCCATGCCCTGGTATAAGACGGGAACGGTCTCTGTCACCCAAAATTCCAATGCGGTAATAGGCACAGGCACTGCTTTCATTGCCAACAGCCGGGTCGGCGATGGTTTTCGCGGGCCGGACGGTCGCTGGTATGAGGTGACCAACATCGCCAGCAACACTGCATTGTCGATCTCTCCGAACTACGAAGGCCCGACAGTGGCTGGCGGTTTTTACTCGATCATGCCGGTGCAGGGTTATCAGAAGGATCTGTCTGATCAGGTGCGCGCCATTCTCAACAGCTACGGGGAAAAGCTGGCGGCGCTCGGCACCACTGGCAACTACGACATTTTGCCGGCGAACAAGGGCGGCACCGGGATCACTGATCTGTCGGTGTTTATCCAAGGCATGTTGAATGATCCTGATGCCCCCGCCGCGCGCACCACTCTGGGAGCCGCAAAGTCCGGGGCGAACTCTGACATCACAGCATTATCTGGCTTAACGGTCGCACTTACTTCTACACAGGGTGGTGTTGGTGACGGCTATATTGATGGGTTGATTCCTCTTTGGCTGAATGCTACCTCCATAACCATCACGCCAGGCTCTGCGTATATTCCGTCGTTAGCTAAGTGCATTACTTCTCCAGTCGTTACCCTGTCAGGGCTCTCACTGTCCAGCAACACTTGGTATTACCTGTATATCTATAACAACTCGGGCACAGCAGCCTACGAGCTTTCGACCACAGTACCTGCTGGTTATTCTGGCACGGCCAAGGTAAAGACAGGAGACTCAAGCCGCCGCTTTATATCGGCACTACGCGCTGGGAATAGCGGATTGCGCCCATTTGTATGGGCATACGATTATGTAAATTACATAGATATGAACGCACTATACCCAATACTGAACAACGGCACGGCAACAGGCGCCACCGTTGTATCCGGTGTTTCCGCGATACCACCGACAACACGGCGTTCGTTGATGCAAGTTTATTCCGCTATCGGTAACACACTCAATATTGGTATAGCTTTTGATACGATGCTGCTTAGCGTTACGCAAAATACGAGAGTTTTAGCCCCCATTATCTGCACGGCGGAACAAGTGTTTGTATATGTCCATGCTGGCACTGTAACAGGCGGAACGATTTTAGATATTCGTGGCTACGGTTCGGAGAGATAATCATGCCTTATGCAATTACCAGTAATGGCTGGAGAGCAATCGGGGATGGGTGGGAGATTGCGGAAAACGAAACTCAGGTGGAGCACATCCCACAATGGTTGCTTGACGCTATAGACCTTGAACGTGCAGAACTGTCGGCAAGATCGGAGCTTGACTCGAGAATCTCAGGCGCGAACAGGGCTGTTCAGCCGCTACAGGATGATTACGACATCGGCGAGATAACCGATGCCGATCTTGCAAAGCTGCGAATTTTGAAAAGGTACCGAAGCGCATTAGGCAAAACCCCCGAAAGGGAAGGGTGGCCGAGCACCCCGGATTGGCCTGTAATCCCTGAAGTGTAGCCAACCATTGCTATGGTAACCAACCGTTTGCAATGGTATGTGCTTTATAGTGGCTGCTTAAAGATTTTTTTCTGTTATTGCTCGGGATTGGGTCTCTCCGTTTGCAATGCTTTTTATAAAGCGCTGCTCTATAAATTTATAGGAGGCATTGGACGCAAAGGCGATCAAGGGAATCGATATCGTCAGTCCAGCTAAAATACCAATCCAGTTGTTTTGGTTGAGTCCTGCAAAAACCAGAATCTCTCGGGTAAGGAGAATACATGGCAAGTGCAGCAGGTACACTGAGTAAGACCTATCACCTATCCAAGTAAGCAGCTCCGTGATAACGGATTTTTTGCTAAAAAGCTTGTTGCTAACGGAAGAAATCAAGCAGAGCGCTCCGCCGATACCTATCAACAGAAGTGTAATATTTTTGCTAGCGTATATAGGAGATAGGATGCAGAGAGTTAGACCTGCGAGTAGGGCGCACAGAGAGGCTGGGCGTGACAATGTAAAGTCGCGGCCGACGCTCAGCATCCCTATCAAACACCCGAGAAAAAACGCGAGCGACCTAGTCACCCATAGGATTGAGAACGAAGGTGCCGGCCAAATCGAAAGCAGCAAAGACGCCGCAAGTGCAATGGCGACAGCCCTCCTGTTTCCAAGAACGCAGATGAGAATGCAGGTCGCGGCATAGAGCTGCCATTCAAGCGCTAGTGACCAGGTTACCCCGTTAAAGTCTGGGTTCCCACAGTAGTTCAAAATTCCACCAACACACGCCGACCAGTAAAAATTAGAAACGCCTAGCAGCGCCATGATGGCGCCAGTAGATATTTTTAGAGGATCATGGTTTGGCGAACTAAAACTAACCGCAGACACCGCTATAGAGACAAGTAGTCCGAGCACCAATGCCGGAACTAGTCGCTTTATTCTCTTTCTTGAGAAAGAAATAGCAGCAGCTTTTCGCGTTTGATTCTTTGCGAGCTCGGAATTGATAGATTTATAAATCAGAAATCCAGAAAGAGCAAAAAATACATCGACGCCCGTCCAAAGGGATAGGCTGTTGAACATATCTACATAACTTTGTGTTGTCGGCAGCCTTACTTTGTAATGCTGCATCACAACCATGATCACAGCAATGGCGCGCAAGCATTGCATGTCAATATTTTTATGTGCATCCATAAATATCTGTTCTCTGAATATTTGTGCGGATCTGCCACAAATAGGCGGCAATTTACTTCAATCAACCGGACGAGTCTATCGGAGACCTTATGGTTATCACCCAGAAACAATTGCTTCAAATCCTCCCGAACGCCCGCACTCAAGCGGGCGTTTTTGTTTCCGCCCTAAACACCGCTATGCAGCACTACCAGATCGTAGGTCCGAAGCGCGCCGCCGCGTTCATTGCTCAAATCGGCCATGAATCAGGACAGCTGCGCTACGTTCGTGAGATCTGGGGGCCGACCACCGCCCAGCGCGGGTATGAGGGGCGCGAGGACCTAGGCAATACCGTTCCAGGCGACGGTCGGAAGTATTGCGGTCGCGGCCTGGTCCAGATCACCGGCCGGGCGAACTACGCCAAGTGCGGCGAGGCGCTGGGTCTTGACCTGATCAATCATCCCGAACTGCTTGAGCTTCCTCAGCATGCGGCGATGTCTGCGGCGTGGTTCTGGAAGCAGAAGGGGTTGAACGATTTGGCCGATCGGGACGAGTTCAACACTATCACCCGGCGGATCAACGGCGGGTTGAATGGATTGCAGGATCGTCTGGAAATCTGGAAGAAGGCGCGCGAGGTGCTGGCGTGACCGTTCCGTGGCGGTTGATCGGCGTGCTGGCTCTGGTGCTCGCCGGCTTCGGCACCGCTTGGCAGTTTCAGGACTGGCGCTACGGCGGGCGGTTGGCTGAGCAGGCCAGGTTGCACGGCGAGACGCTGAACCAACTTGTTACGGCCGGCGCCGATGCGCAGAAGGCCGAGCACGACAAGCGGCTGGCGCTCGAGCAGAAGCTGGCTGCCAGTGAGCAAACCTATTACAGGAAATTGAATGATGCCCAACGTGACCAAGATCGTCTGCGCGATCGCCTTGCCACTGCTGATCTGCGGTTGTCAGTCCTCATCGACGCGGATTCAGCCAGTGGCTGTGACGTGCCAAAAGCCACTGGCGCCGGCGGCGTGGATCATGCAACCGTACGAGCCCGTCTTGACCCGGCGCATGCTCAACGAATTATCGCCATCACCGACACCGGCGACCGCGGACTGATCGCGTTGCAGGCGTGCCAGGCATATGTGCGAGATATCACGCACTGACGGGGCGGATCAGTTCCGGCCCTTGGTTGCGAACATTACCGACAGCACGGTCGACCTTGAACCATTCGAAAGCCTCGGAAGGCTCCCCCTCATGCAGCACCATTTGTTCCGCGCGTTCTTTCGGCGTGGCCGGGTCCAGCCATTCCCGGGCAAGCTCTGGCCGTAGAACGACAGGGCGCCGATCGTGCACGTCGACCATGCCGCCGGCGCTGTCGGCGGTGATGATCACAAAGCCGTCGTGCTCGCCGGGTTCGTGCTCTTCGTTGAGGTATTGGCCGATCGCGGCGCAGAGAATCGGGGATTGGTCCCGATGCCGGATCAGGTAGGGCTGCTTCTTCGGTCCACCTTCATCGACCCACTCGAACCAGTTGTTGATCGCGATGATTGCCCGGTGCGGCCAGATCGCGCGGAAGAACGGGCCGTGGGCGACTTTCTCTACGCGGGCGTTGATTGGCGCGGCGCGGTCTTTTGCCCAGTGCGGGCGCCATCCCCAGCGAACCATGTCTGCGTGCAGAAACTCGCCCTCCTGGTGGAAGAGGGCGAGCTGAGTGGTCGGCGCGGCGTTGTACCGTTCGAAGGGCTGCTCGCCGGTCGAGTTGATGAGCGCGTTCGGCATGCTGAGCGCCGCCACGAAGTCGTGAATGCCGCTGTACTGGGAAAGTCGTCCGCACATTGCCATGCCCTCGGCTGGATCTGATTCAGCGTAGACCCGCCAGCGCTGGCTTCGTCACAAACCTTTTTCGGCGCAGCATTCGCAATGACCCGTCATCTCCTCCCGGTCTCGAGCTTCTCGGAGCAGGCGCTGGTTTTCATTGAACAGATAGCTTCTGTTGTGCTCGACGTCGGCGAATCTTCGCCTCTCGCTCAATAAATCCCCTTCGGCGTACTGAAGTTTGGCCTTGAGAGAGTCCCTCTCCAGCCTGAGCACGTCATTGTCTCTGACCAAGCCTTCGATATTCGCCAGCGCTCGATCGAGCTTGAGAGTGAGCGCTTCGAACTCGTTCTCGTACATCCTGAGCTGGTGTCGGCACGTTTCGAGCGGGGTCGGGTTGCCGAGCCAATCGTCGGTGTCTTCTATATAGAGGGGGTCCACAGGCATGCCTTGTTTAATACTGGTTGCATATACAGTAATCGAGGCGCGCAGGGTGGGCGAGGGTGAGGCGACGAGCTGTCAGTCGGGCGTCGTCAAAACAGCCAAGGTCATTTTGATGAATTCTTCATTCCGATCAAGCGCGGCCAGAGAGCTTCGGACATTTTCGGCGACATCGGCTGATCCGCGCTGCTCGACCCAGAGGGTGAGTTCCATGATGGCGGCTTCAAGGGCAAGTTGGTTTTCGTTGATCTTGGCGAGCAGGGAAGGGAGTAGATCTGAGTTCGGCATCGGGTGTCCTCCATGGAAGAACCCAGAATAGCAGAGGGAGATTTGATCGGCAGAACGCCGGGGAAGGGCAGAGTACTGTAGGAAAATACAGCGCTAAGTTGTTGATTCTTATAGCGGGTAACGTCAGTTTCTGACTCTGTCAATTTGGGTGTGTTTTCCTTATTCATCAATGGGTTGCGCTTGTTTCGGGGTCACCTTGACATGGTGGGGGTCGTTGGTTCGAGTCCAATCGCGCCTACCAAACAAAATCCGCTCTGCTGGGCGGTCTAGAAGGGCTCACCGAAAGGTGGGCCCTTTTTTGTTGTCTGCGATTTGCGCAACGCTTGTTCCCAGTCATTTCCGCTTCGCTCTGATCAGCTCTCCATTCATTACTATTTGGGCAAAGTGATCAAGCGCCATTTTGGTGCGTTTTTCTACCATTTCGTTGTTGAAAACACCTGAATATCCAAAGGCTTACAGCTATTTTTCTCCAACCGGTTATCGAAAAAGCCTTGTTGCATATTGGGAATTTAAGTAACATCCGTTCCGCGTTCACCACCACGGTTTATGCATTTTTAAATCCCAAGCTTCCATCAGCTGCTTGGGATTTTTTTTGCCTGCGTTTTGGCGTTTGGCATCTGTCTCGCCGTCAGCTCCAAGCGAGGCCCCGCTTTTTCGTCTACTACTGACTGGCCGATTTTCAACTCTTTGTAAGGGAGTGCGTCGATGCTGAGTCAGTGGATCCTTGCGGCTGTTCATCTATTCGCGTTTGCCTTGGCTTTCTGGGCGGTACTGACGCGCGGCACAGCGTTCAGCCAGCTCTCGGCGGGCACGGGAGAGCTCAAGCGCGTGCTGCTCGCGGATAACCTCTGGGGGCTTTCAGCTTTGACGCTGCTTATTACCGGAGCGATGCGTGCGTTTGGTGGTTACGAGAAAGGCTCTGACTATTACCTCCATCAGCCGCTGTTTCATCTGAAGATGACGTTGTTAGTGCTGATCCTGCTGATAGAGCTTGCACCCATGATCACGCTGATCAAATGGCGCATCGCATCGTCGCGCGGGGTAGCGCCTGAAGCCGGGCGTGCGAAGTTGTACGCGCGAATCAGTCATGTTGAAGCGCTGCTGCTAATCCTGATGATGGTCGCGGCGACAGGCATGGCGCGTGGGGTGATATTCGCTTAGAAGGCGAAATTCTCCGTGCTCTATCGGAAACGTCCGACAGCCAGCTCCAGGAGTGAAAGGTAATATCGGCGCAAGAAAGGAGGGAGTGACAAGTGAAAGGAGTCAGTGTGCTTCAGGCGCCGTGCCCAGCGGGGTGAAATGCGGATGGCTAAACGGCGCGTGAATCTTTAGCCAGTCTTGCGCGACGGCAATAGGACTGGCTACGTAATGCAAAGTGGCTCAGGGTGTTTGCGGCTTGTCCGGAGCGGTCAGGCCGGCCTGGATGCGTTGGTAAATTTCTTCACGGTGCACTGCCACGTTTTTCGGAGCGTTGATGCCGATGCGGACTTGTTGGCCGCTGACTCCGAGGATGGTGATCGTGATGTCATCACCAATGTTTATGCTTTCACCGACTTTGCGGGTGAGTATCAGCATGGTCTTCTCCTTGATTGCTTTGTAGGGCACCTGATTCGG